TGCCTTTGTCATCGGCAAGTTTATCACTACCCCGCCGTCTTTGCTAATTTTTTCAAAATCAACTTCATGGTGTGTCATTTCATTAAGATCAACCGTAGCATCATTTGTCTTCCCACAGCTTGAGCAGGTAAACTGAAAGTCATAATTCTCGCCGTAAGCATTTGATCTACAAGCAATTTGAATAGCAAGTCTATCACAGTTAAACAGAGATTCAGCTTTAATCTTTCTATCTATAATCACTGATTCTAAGACTTTATCTAAAACAATTCCGGCTTTAATATATGACTCATTTAATAAAATGTCCTCTTCCTTTGTTGTCATAAACTTTATTTCAATTGATTCCTTACCATGCAGTGGGTGCCCCTCTGGGTAGAGAAGCCCTCTAGACGGCAAGTCTACCAACATAGTTGGTGGTGTATATTGATTGGCACCTTGCGCGTGGGCCATTGCCCTTAGCAGGTTCTCATCAATTTGTGGGTTATTCATATTTCCTCTTATTTATTATAAACTTTGTACTTCTGCACGAGCAGCAGAACTGAAAACGCCTACAGCATCAGCAACTTCTAATGTAGCAAAGTCATACTTTATGCCAACATCAATATTGGTTAAACCATCTTCTGAGTAACTAAGTCTTGATGGTTTAACGGAAGTTACAAATGCACCATGTAATTCCCATGTTTCTACTACTTGTCCTTCATCGTTCAATGACTTTATTTTAACCGGTCCTAGTGATTCTTTTAATACCGATTTTGATAAATCTTTACCGTAGGTTTTATTTTGGCTATTTAAAACTGGCGAAACTTTTGTTAATTCAGTTGGCGGATCCCAGCCGTAATCAACCAATTTACCATAAAATAATCCTAATATGCTGGTAAAAGTATAACCTTCAAATAACTCTCTAATCGAAAAAGAAATCGGTTCCCAAGTAATGTTTGTAGGATAGGAGAATGACCAGTTTAATAACTTGGCATCTTGGGTCTGTATTGTATAAGATGGTCTAGATACGTTAACTATGTAAGCTACATCAACACCTCTTATCTCCAAGAAAAAGCGATATGGAGCCTGTAGGTTGCCCTCTGCAAGAACTGCGCCGCGAGGACTAACCCCTTCCGCTGGTAGTCCCCTTTCATGCGAACCGACGACACCGGCACCAAATTTATTAAAAGCGCTTTTGTTATTTCCAAAACCCATTACTATAAATAGATTAAATTATTTTTTTATTAGCCAATGGTGATTAAGTCTTGGTTAACCTCTAAATCAGCCCAGTCATACACAAGAGTAACTGAAAGGTTTAATAACTCTTCAGAGTTGTAGTCTAAGCCATCATGAGAAACTTTGCTAATCCAAGCGTTATTAAGCGTCCAAGTCTCAGCAATAACGCCATCAGCGTTAAGAGATTGGATTTGAATTGTGCCTAAGTTACCTTGAACAAACTTTCTTTTTGAGATTGAAAATCTGTGATTCTCGTTATCGCCGGACCAGCTTGATGGTGATCTATAACCAGCTTGCGTAATTACATTTAAAAGTCTTCTAGAGGCATCAAAATCGATTGGATCTACCAAACTTACTTCAATGTTATCCCATGTAACTCTACCGGGAAACTTAAATTCATGACCTAAGAAGTTGTGCTTTCCACCCTGAGAGACGTTAATATTTGGTCTACCAGAAGTACGCACTACCCAAGCAGGAACATCTCCTAAGATAAGAATAAATTTAAATTTTCTTTTAGGTTCGATACCTGCTGATGCCCATGGTGGTAAATTTGTTGCTTGTGGCATTTAATATATTCTCCTTTAGTCTTCGAATGAAGCTCCAGTGTTTGTAATAATGAAATCGACAGCGATAAACTCAATTGCTCTGGCAGGCTTCAAGAAAACCTTGGCATATAGAACGTTTTGGTCGATTAGATCTGGTGTAGTTGTTGTCTTGTCCAAGACCAACTTGTAATCAGTTAAACCGAATCTCGCTTTGACATCAGCTAAGAATGGATTAGCTCTAGAGATAAATCTATCCCAAGTCTCTTGTACGTTAGGCTCAAACAGAAGCTCATTAGAAATTCTTGAGATGCCCTTCTTTACAAAGAGAAGAAGCCTTCTTACGTTAATGCGATCTAAGGCACTGCGAGTAACCTGCAATGTCTTTTGACCAAAGATTACAATACCCTCACTTGGGAAGCTGGCAATTGGGTTAATGTTAGCATCATAAAGATCATCGCGATCCTCAGAGTTCAACTTATCAGTCGCGCTAATAACGGGTAATCCTGCAATGCCGCTGGACAAGCCGCCACGGTTAAAGCCTGCTGGTGCAAACCAAGGAGCTTTCACTCTGTCTGTGTAAGACATTGCACCGATGGCCAATACTGATGGAGGCATGTATACCAAATCACCAGTGAGGGTGTCTCTTACTGTAACATAGGGGTAGTAAGCGCAAGCATAGCTTGAGTTTATTGATCTATTTTTTAAATTCTCAACTGTGGTCGCCACGCTACCATAAGAAGCAGCTTGCGCCTCATGGATTGGGGCGTAATCACCCTTAAGATCAATAACGGCTAGAGCGTCACTTCTATCCTCAACAGTGTCAATTAAGTGCCTTGTTAGGGCTTCATTTGTGATTCCCGGCACTGAAATTAAATTGTATTCAGCAAACTCTGGATCCTTTACAGAATCAATTGCTTGTTTAATTGTGTTAAACTCATAGCTGGTTGTCTCAGTACCACCATCATGCAAGGTGTTTCTAAGTGGATTCTTTTCTGTGACATCAAATCCATCAAAACCGCCATGCATCAATGTCGTGAAGGACTTAACACCCTTTGCAATTAGATCTTTCCAGCTACCAGAGACAGCAGTAATTGAGGTACCGGCTGAGACAAAATTTGGATTATTAGTGGCTTGGTTGCCCCTTCTTTTACCGGCAGCATATGCATAACGCTTGGCATCGCTATCATAGTAAACGTCATCAAGTGTAAATATATACTGATGTTCCAACTTTGAAGTTGTTGATGGGTCGTGAATTTCTGTAATGTCCGATGTGGGCGCTCTAACTAAATCTAAAATCTCTCTATTGAACACAGTAGAGTTGGTTGATTGCCCAGTCCAAACACCAAAGTTGGCCTGATCTGGAGAAGACAAATTATCTTGGTCAGTATGCTCTCTTAATTGAACTTTTGGAAAGTTCAATCTGTATTGTATGTTGTACAGAGAGGAAGTGATATAAGTTACGGAATCCTGGTTGCCACCAACATCAAAGGCTTCCAGCGACTTAAGACCGCCGGGTGCATCATTGGCAAGTCCCAAGTCACCAGCAACGGCAAATACTGTATTTTTTCTATCTGGGTTGGCACCGACAGCTTCTAAAGTACCCTTATACTCAAGACCCTCAGCAGATGAGGTATAAACCAACTTCAAGGTTTGATCAGCAGGCTGTTTACTGTTTCCTACAGTTGATTCGACATGAATGTCTCTGTATTTTGGAGGTCCGTAGACACCAAATGGCACAAATTCCTCATTAGCCGTGCCACCCTCGACAGCGGCATCAAGTGAAACATACACATATTTAGATTTATTTGGATATGTCCCTCGTAGTTCTAGTCTTCTTTTGGCTGTATTGAATTGGTAATATTGCGTACCAATCTTAAATCCAATAAAATCTGAAGATTTTGGATTTAAGTTACAATTACTGAATTTTTCAAGGATAACTTGTGAGCGATCGTTGTCTGCAATGTTTCTAATAACAACGTCAAAAGACGGATACTTATTAAAATCATTGCTTGGCTCTTTAATATTCTGAATACTAATTTTAAGATTCTTTTGTGCCCACTCGCCATGACCTAAAGAAATAAGCTTGAACAGCTTTTGTTGATTTCTAGGATCAAAGCTGCCTGTAGCGCTTGTTAGGTCTTGAGAAAAGAACCAACCGGTTTCAGGGTCTGTAAACCCTCTCTGCTTTCTACCATGGTGTAAACTAACGCCAGTTGCGCTGGCAGGCGCTGCGCTGCCGATGTAAGCGATAGTACCCCAATACGTGTTTGTGTTGTCCTCGGGATAGTTGTGAGGGGCATTGTGAGCGGACAGCACATTAAAGTTTTGGATTGTATTTTCGTATGTTTCGCCCAACCAGTAATTTTTAGACGCACCATCTGTGGTAATT